GATGTGGTCAAGCCAGTAGAGAAGAAGGCAGCCAAGGCAACAGGTGAGTGGGAAGGAGTAGAGTTCTAATGTCATTTGATCGTGTAGACCTATGGCTGACAGACAAGGTCAGCCCAGTCAAGGAGAAGACCAAGGCAGGCAAGGATGTGTGGAAGTTTTTCGGTAGCATGCAGGCGTACGCCTACGACTACTGGGCGGGAGCGCCTAAGGATCAGCGCACTGGCTCAGCGCCAGAGCGCTACGAGCGGGTCACGCTCTACGTCATGGACGAGAGCACGGCTGGCCACGTTCAGAAGATCTACGACAAGGTGGTCAACGCGGAGACCAATGATCCACGGCAGCACATCCACATCATCGGCGCACTGAGCGAGCAGTCCGATAAGGATGGCAACAAGAAGGGATACATCCTTCTGGTCAATGAGGCGAGCCCTCTGATCTGGGGACCCCTGCGTGGGAAGGCCTAGCCTTACCGACAAGCGAGATGAGCTGCCCGTCCTGATTGATGGCTACGATTACGCAGTCATCGGTTGGGGCGAGCAGGTCACCGACGCTGGTGAGATCAGGGTTGTCGCAATCTACAGCCAGTCTATTATCATGAACGAAGAGATCATCAAGTCTCTTGAGTTTATTCAGGGACACAACGGAACAGCCAGTCCGGATGACCTACCTGCTGCGGCTCAGGCTGCAGGGGAAGTGTTTGATGGACTGACCAAGGAATTTATTGGACCTGGGATGCCAGTGTTCAGGCTAGATCTGGAGGTAGAAGATGGGATCGATGAAGGAGAAGGACATAGAGGAGAAGAACCTAGCACGGATGGGACGTCGGAACAGGCAGAGGGGTAACGCCTTCGAGAGGGAGACCGCGAAAAAGCACGGAGGTAGGCGAACCGGAATGTACGGTGGACCTGACGACGTGACTGTTGACGGTAAGTATAAGATCCAGACTAAGGTTGGCTTGATGTTCAGCGAGAAGTATTGGCGCTGGCTCAAGGCAATCATTGTAGACGCTGATCAGGTAGCCTACCTGGTTATCGGGGACGCACCTGGGCCGGGCACACCACGCCGAACAGTGGTGGTTATGGACGAGCACGATTGGCTCGTGATAAAGGAGAAGCTAGATGGCAGTATCGAAGCCAACAAAGAAGGGGCGTAGCATTGCCCTGTCCACTGCGCAGTGGAGTCAATCGTTCAACGTGGTTGTCGCAACCTTCTTGGCGGAGTATGCGAACCTCCGGCCAGAGGGCGACGAGAACCCAGTGAACGTACCAATCGACAACATCGTGGCGCTTGCCGCAGGTGTTGCTCTCAAGCTTACGGAGCTCGCTGATGGCGACGAATCCAACTGAGCAACAGCAGGAAGACGATGGCTTTAGGGCGAGGGTCGTGTCTGCGGTACGTACGGTATCGCAGCACCCGCGCACTAGGGACACTGCGGTTCCTGCTGCGGGAGTCTTTGGAGTCGTGGCTGGCAGCACCACCAACCTGGCCCTGGCGCTAGGCGTGGCGCTACTGACCTTCACCCTGCTGGATAAGCGGCGATGAGGTTAGGACTTGCGTGCCCGAGCTGCGGACGCTACAATGTACGACCTGACCGTCGTTCGGAGTACGTGTTCAACGACGAGCAAGCGGTCCGCCTGTATGTCTGCCAGGATTGCAGACGAAGATTTCTAGTACGGTTTCAAGTTGTGACCGAACTAGTGGCAATGGAATTGGAGGACTTACTAGATGGAGTTCACGATTGAGCGGGATAATGAAGTTCCAGAATCATTCTCCGATTACTTCGGGGCGCTATACAACGAGGCTCTCGCCATCATGGTGGAGCGCCAAGAGGGCTACGGTCCAACGAACATTGAGTCGCTAGGTGCATACGGGGTATTCTCTCGCCTGTCTTCGGACAAGTGCAGCCGAGTATCCAACGCACTGAACGGCGTCATCGTCAACGGTGAGGCTCGCGTCAACGAGGACTGGTACAACGAAGGCGTACGCGATGCTCTCATTGACATCGCCAACTACGCGTTGATCCTAGTGTCTCTCGGTGAGGATCAGTGGTCCGGCATCTCACGTGGGCATCACGCAGACGAGGGGTTCGTCAATGACTCAGAGGGTGAAGAGCCAGAGAACGACGGGTTCGTAAACTACTTTGAGTTCCAGACAGAGCTGTGACAATGGCCAAGTTCAAGTCCGTCGGCATTCTCATCGGCAAGAAGAAGGGGGCTGAGGCCATCATCTTCTACACTGAGAGGGGATGGGCTGCACATGTCGGAGTCCTAGGGGTTCCCGACAGGCTAGGCAAAGGGACTGAGGACCTCACAGATGATGAGGCCCAGGCAAAGATAGAGGAGCTTGCGAATGAGTGGCGTGAAGCACAGAGGAAGAAGGGTCTCATTTAAGTTGACCTTCCCTGAAGGCACGCCCTCTTGGTACCGTAGGGTCTGGGTTGCCACTGCGGATAGGATCAGGGAGTACACCGCCTATGCGGGGGTTACGTTGACTGAGCTGTCCGTTCACTGGCACGCAGACTATATCGGTACTAGTAAGTGTTCGTTGGGCGAAGCAGCAGAGGGTGTGATTACCCTCTGCTGCAGCCCAACCGACGAAGACACATTCCTTCACGAGGTGGCGCACCTCATGGTACCGGGACAGCACAGCATCAAGTGGGCTAAGTCATACGTTGATCTGATGGGCAAGTTCATGCCAATCGCTAAAGCAAAGGCATCTGCGGTAGAGGCATGGAAGATGTACCCAGCTATGAGAAAGGTAGTGAGTATCACCAATGGGTAGCGACTACATGTTGAAGTTCTTCCTGGCTGATGCCAGGTCTCAGGGTAAATCCCTCCGGCAGTACTGCAAGGATATGGGCATTGACTATCACGATCTAACGGGGTTCCCCAATCCTATTAAGACAGTACCAATAGATGAGGTGGAAAATCATGCGTCGACCGCCAGCAAATCCAGAAGCGATTCAGATCTATAACAACGCTCTGGGCAAGAAGAGGGCCAACACACGCAGGCAGAGCGCCATCGGGCAGATGGAGATGGAATCCATCACGAAGGCACTTGACCTGGGCCACTCACCCATGATAGACTTCGACGACAAGACGGAAAGTTTCTTGTGGTGTAGTGATCATAAGTGCATCGCAATGTGCAGCATCACTACAGAGGAAGGGGTCTCCGGACCCGTAGTAGAGGTGAAGTGTGGAGAGTACAACCCAGAGATCAGCCGAGACCCAGAAGACGCCTGGAACCAAACGGAAGACCCGTACCTCTACGCTAAGGAATAGCGGCATCAACTGTCCGCTAGACAGCGAGCACGGGGGTATGGTGAGCATGCATTCAGGAAGTCTGATATGCTTACAGCAGGTACACTACGTACCAGATGGGCGATGGTCATGGACCGTAGAGGAGGCATATGAATTCACCAAGAGCAAGTGAGAGGGCACTGCTAGGGGCGTGCATCATTGATGGCGAGGCTGCGAAGAACGTAGTCGACCGCGTCAGCGAAGAAGACTTTGATGACCGTGAGTGCAGGGTTGTGTTCTCTGCTATCAAGGAGCTAGTCAAGAAGGGCACAGCACTAGACATCATCACGATCACGGACAAGCTCGGCTCATCCGACACGTTGGAAGATGCCGGAGGGTACGCCAACGTATCTGCTATGTCATCCGACACACCCAACAGTCTGAACTATGAGTCATACATGGGCATTGTCATCGGCAACTCAACCTACCGTGCGCTACGCAACGTAGCCACCAAGGTAGCGGAGCTGTCGTCCGGCGCTAGGACTCCAGAGGAATCAATGGCAGAGGCAGAGCGCCTCATCATGGGGATCAGCAAGTCAAGGACTGCTGGCAAGTTCGCCGACATGCAGCAGGTGATGGACGAGACACTCCACCGCCTTCAGTTCATGCAGGCTGGCGGCGCTAGCGGTATCTCCTCTGGCATCCCAGCCATTGATAGCATCGTAGGCGGGTGGCAGCGTGGCAACCTAGTGGTTGTCGCAGCCAGGCCGAGCATCGGCAAGACAGCCCTAGCCACAGGCATGGCAGCCAACGCAGCGATTCAGCAGGGTAAGTCCGTCGCCATCTTCTCAATGGAGATGAGCAGGGAAGAGATCGGTAGCCGACTCATCTCGTCACTGTCTGGGGTATCCCTCCATGACATCAGGCACGGGCAACTGGACATGAGTTCGCTGACCGAGGTACTCAACATCTCCAAGAGCATTAGGGATAGCGGCCTCAGGGTAGAGGACTCGTCTATCTCAAGCCCATCAGAGATGCGCTCCAAGTGCAGGCGTCTGAAGGCTGAGCATGGGCTTGACCTAGTCATCGTTGACTATCTTCAGCTCATGGCACCAGACAAGCAGACCAAGGATGGCAACAGGGTGTACGATGTAGCCGACATCAGCCGTGGGTTGAAGGCGCTAGCCAGGGAACTAGATGTTCCAGTCATTGCGCTCTCACAGTTGAGTCGTTCATCTGAGTACCGTGAGAACAATGAGCCTAAGCTCTCTGACTTGCGTGACTCAGGCGCCATTGAGCAGGACGCCGACGTGGTGCTCATGCTGTGGCGATCAACCGATGTGTCGCTTGACCTTGCGGTAGAGACAGTCCACTGCAAGATTGCGAAGCACCGTAATGGTCCAACCGGTAGGGCAGATCTTATGTTCCACCGACCGACCGCAACCTTTAAAGGAGTAATCTAATGGGACTATCAGTAGAGAAGATCACCATTGAGTACGACTGCGAGTGCGACCACGGGCTGTGCGAGCATGCGTCTGCCGAGATAGAGCGTGTCATCCAGAAGGTGTACCTCAAGGGGTACGACGACGGTAAGGCATCAGTATCCCAGTCACTCAAGCAGATGTTGAGCACCGAGTTCCCCGTCGAATACGAGAAGGCCGAACGGATGCAGAAGATCAAGCGCAAGGACCCACGTAAGAAGAAGAAAGAGTGGGAGATGTAATGATCGCCCTGTTGCTGTCCATCTCAATGATATGGACACCTGCAGCAGATGGCGTGCGTGCCACCTGGTATGGCCGGACGGACGGCAAGGTATGCTACGGTGGGTACCGCAACACGTGCGCCCCCTACCGTAAGGGCGAGACAGTTATGTACGCAGCTGTACCTGGGTTCAAGTGGGGGGACAAGCCATACAAAGCCTTGGTCTGCTACAAAGGCAAGTGCGTCAACGTCACAATCAGGGACTGTCTTTGCAGCAGAAAGGGTGGAGGATACATCGACCTGAGCCCCGCCGCTTTCATGAGTCTGGCCCCGCTATCCAGGGGGGCGCTCTATGGGGTGCATGTGTACATGTTTGAGGATGAAACCCCGCCGAGACAAAGGACGGCCCCGCCCCTACGCCGTAAGTGAATAGCAAAAAAATAGCCCGTGTGCCGTCAGGCACACGGGCTATTATGTTTCTGCTAGCGTGAGCTTTACTTTGCAGGCTCGCAGTCATGACCAAAGAAGAACTCTATTGCCTGGACTACATCTTGCAGGTCAAAGACTCTGTTGCATTCTGCACAAGTTTCCACACCAAGTTCTACTACTTCGTCAGACATTAGGCATGTTCCTGCTTATCCCTGAACGTATAGTCCAACTTCTTGGACGTAAGCTTCATGCGGAAATCCTCATCGCTGTATCCGAAGAAGTCGATGAGCATCCAGTACAAAGCGTACGTTGAGTCTGCCTTGGTGTTAATGTCGCTTGCGCTTAGGTTGCTTAGTGTAAAGTCTGAGTCATCGAATGCCGTGTGCTGCAACGTTGCGTAACGTTGTGCACCGATAGACATTAGGTTAAGAACATCAGCGATGTTCCGACCTAGACGCTTCTGCGCATCCCTCTGCTCTGTGTAATCGTTGGCATCAGGACCGATGCTTTCACGTACTTCTGTCAACGCTTCAATAACTAGCGAGATGTCGCCTTCGATTGACTCAAGCTGCTCCTTAACTTCCTGTACTGTGTAGCTAATGTCCAGCTCATCGACTGAGCCGGATGCCATGCTGACTTCACCTGTCAACCTTGACAACGTTACTTCCAAATCCTTTAGCGAATCGATTGCTGCTTCCTTACTCATTGTCTTTCTCCTTATCCTGCGATGGTGATTGATATCTGCTGGTCATCCGTGCCTGCAGTTTCGCTGTCGAAATCCATGCCACTAAAAGCACCAGGAATATCGTGAACATATGTATCTCCATACTCCCAGCTGTCGCCTGTGTATGGTGACTTCACCGCACATAGCCAAGCAGCATCTGGGTTGAGCTTCTCATTCTCCATAGATTGGTAGCGGCGTAGCACACGCCATTCCCAATCGCCGGCAATGAAGATAGCGTACGGCAGCTCGACGCTGCGTGTCTTGTTCCACTTGTTCTTACTAGCCATGCTATTCCTTTCCCCTACGGTCGCACCATAGGATTGCTTGCAGCTCTGCGTCCCATATGCCCAGATGTTCTGCGGCATACTTGAACTCAGCCTGCATGTTTCTGTACAAGCCGAAGTTAAGGTTAACTTCTGGCCACAAGCCACCAACCTTCTTGTTGTATGGCTTGAATTCACGCGCAGCCCACCTGTCAATCGGTGCACTGCCACATTCACCACCTGCACGAATGGCACGGAAGAAGTCTTGGGTCTTCATCTTGCCAAGCAGCAGCGTGTTACCTGTGTCTAAGATTTTCTTGGCCTTATCCACCGCATTGGGATAGGCCTGAACCCTGTCGATACCGTTGAGTATCTTAACCATAACTTTTATGTTAGCATCCGGTGATAGACCAGGAGATAGAGCAGCGACTGCTGCATATGTTGTCTCGTAGTCTAGCCCGTACTCATCTGCGATGAGGTTGATTCTACCTTGGAACTTCTGATACCAGTTACTGAACTGGAATAGGTTGTCGATACCATGCGTGTCAAGCGCCTGTCTGAACCGTGTCAGAAGGGACCTGCCACTGCCGCGCTTATATGTCCCGACATAAGCAGCAGCAGTGGCAAGTCGTTGACGACGGTACAGTAGACGATTGTCTACTGTCAGCACTTACTTAACTCCGTACTTCTTGAGCGCAAGATCCTTGTCGATTGGCTTGCGCGTAATCACAAGGTGAAGCTCGACTTCAAGGTTGTGATTGTCGTACAAGTCTTCAAGGTCTACTGTCTGATAGCAACCAGGGCCTTCTCCGGTTGGCCAGCTGCTTACAGTGTAACCAAGATGCTCAGCAATCAAGCTGCGAAGATTGCCATACAACGGCGTTGCCGTGTCAATCTTATCAACAATCTGTGCCGAGATGCTAGCAGCCTTGGTAAGCAGGCCGCCTTGGTAACCATTGCCCTTGGCGATTTGCCGACCAATCTCTGGCAGTGCGTACTTAAACGTGGACTTAATCACATCTAAGTCTGTGTTCTCTACACTGATTTGTGTTACCACATCCTTTAGGTCTGAATACTTTGGCTTGTTAACCTTTGGTGCAATTTTCTTCTTAGCCACGATTAATCTCCTCTGGTTCTAGCCCAGTCGCTGCGACCGACTTGGTGCAACACGCTTGGGCACATACGATGTATGTGCTGCCGTCATCGGACTTTGTATTCCGAATCTGCAAGTTAACGAACTGGGTGTAGATATCTTCTGCACTACCAGTAAGTTCATAATCGTCTACTGCAATGGTATGCTCCACAACTTCTGTGTGGTATACCTTAATCTTTACTGTGTGCTTCTTACGGGTGCACTCCCCGTTGCTCATGCTAATCTTTGGCATACGGTCCTTCCTCCAGCCACTGCTGGATAAACTCTACGAGGTCTTGCACATTGCCAACTGTCTTGCCATAGGTATAATCGTGGATGTTAATGCAATCCACTGCGTTACCGTAGACAACAACATCGACCAGAGTGCCGCCGTAATAGCGGTACTCCCTGTCTTCATTGCCATCTTCGGTGATGACGATGCACCAACGCATCGGCTTACCACCACGCTTAGACATGCTAACCCCTTTCTG